GCCAGCCTGGCGACAAGGGCAAATGAGGGTGACCATGATTGACTACGCACGTAAACCAGTACGGCAGCAGGCCGTAAAACTGAGTTCTCTTGGGGCGTTTATTCGCCGCCTCTGTTACCTCTTGGCACAGAAGGGGAATCCTGATGTGTAACTCGGAAGAATGCGCGTACTGCCGCAAACCAATCGAGCAAGGGAAAGAAGTTAAAAACGAATTGCTCTTCATCCGCGGCGCCCAGCTGGCGCGCGAACAACGTGATTACTGTTCTGTGCGTTGCGCTTCGTACGACCAGATGGCCCACGAAGCCTAACGTATTCCCGCGCAAGGCGGGATCTACGTCCGGTGCCACCGACCAAAGTTACACCGGAAAACTACTCAATACCAAAAACACACCCAATGGGCGCTATCTCTGGCCCGGGGATCTTACATCCAAAAATGAGGATCTGACATGGAATTTTTCCATCTGCTTAAGGCCAGTCAGAAGTCTGGCAAGAAAGATGCGGTGATTTGGTTCACTGCGAAAAGTGCAGCGCGCGCCGCCCTGACGCTCGATGTCGCGCTGGAAGACGCCGAAATCGAAACTGGCCGCGGTAAGGACTACGCCAAGCCTGTCCGTACGGATATGCCGATTGTTGACGATCTGCCGGAAGAAGGTGTCGTCTGCTTCGAGTTCTGTAAGCGTTATCAGTTGGCCGACGACCAGCGTACCTGGAACGTGATCCCGGGCGCAGCACAGTTGGCACAACCAGGCGAAGAGATTGTTGTAGTTAATGACATCACTGTTGTCGACGGCGTGGATTTTGAAACTGGCGAAATCGTTGATGATGTAAGCGGCACCGAAACGGTCTGTGATGCTCTGAGAGAGTTCCGCGAACGCAAACTCCCTGTACTGACGACCGTTGCCACCCTGCCTTTCCGTCAGCGCGTACTGGCACAGTTCATCGCGGACAAACAGTATTTCTATCACGTCGATGAAGAGCAAAAGCGAGCCATCCTGGAGCTTGAGCTGGATGTGGATAACAGCTATGCGCAGAACCTGATCCTGGCTGCTGAAAACGTTGAGGCGTTCAAGAAGGCGTACGAACCCGACATCTGGAAAGTGGTCAACGCACTGAAAACTATCTTCCCTGTTGAAGGAAAACGTACAGAGCTGTCTGTGGTCATCCAGTTCTTTAAAGCATGGTTCAACACCGAGAGCATCGACCGCGGGATCCTGACGCGCGAATGGGCTGCAGGTAACCGCATCAGCCACGTGCAGCGCACTGACGCTGGTACCAATGCTGATGGCGGATATGTAACTGACCGCGGCGCAGAGGCGCATCACACCCTGGACACCCTCGATCTGGAGATCGCCTGTGCCCTTCTGCCGATGGACTTCAACCACCTGGAAATCCCCGGCAGCATCCACCGCCGCGCCAAAGAGATTGTCGCGAGCAAAGAAGAGCCATGGAAATCATGGAGCAAAATCCTGCGCAACCAGCCCGGCGTTCTGGCAGTGAACCGTGCGGCCATATTCAACCTGATGCGCATCGCACCGGAGAATATCCACCTGTCGCCAGCTACGCATCTGGAGTTCGTGAACCGGACAATGACAGCTGAATTCAACGCTGCCGTTGAGTTGCTGCCACTGCCTGCGCCAGTTGAACCTGAAATTGATAGCCAATTTGTTGACGGGCAACTGGCGGCCGACCGCGGCGAATTCGTGGAAGGCATCAGCGACCCAGCGGATCCGAAGTGGGTTAAAGAGGACCTGACCGCCGCCAGCCAGCCGCAGGTCGCCAACCTCGGCGGCGGCGTATTCTCTATCGATAACCTTATGGGTGGAAATGCTGACCCGGTCATCAATACCCCCTCAAATGCAGTCGAAAAAACGGAAACAGTAACGGAGACCACCAGCGATATGCAGATGGAAGAGACTAACCCGCAGCAAGGAGAAACTGATGACGCTTTACCACCAGGCGAAAGCGCTGATGCAGCTGATCCGCAAACAGATGCCCTGAGCCCGGCTGAGGTTCTGGCCGCCGCGGCACCAACCCTGGCAAACCATGACGAGGCGGATGCAAACCAGAAAACGGAAAATGCGCATCAGAATGACGATTCTGCGCATCAAAACACGCCAAAAGTGAATCAGATCGAGCCAAAAGCGCAACAGCCCGAACCAGCTGTCGAATACCCAGCTTACTTCGAACCGGGCCGCTATGAGGGCCTGCCGAATAATGTTTACCACGCAGCGAACGGGATCAGCAGCACCCAGGTGAAGGATGCACGCGTCAGCCTGATGTACTTCAACGCGCGCCACGTCGCCAAGACCATCCCGCGCGAAGGCTCCAAAGTGCTGGATATGGGTAACCTGGTGCATGCGCTGGCGCTGCAGCCGGAAAACCTCGATGAAGAGTTCAGCGTGGAACCGGTGATCCCGGAAGGGGCCTTTACCACCGCGGCAACCCTGCGCGCCTTTATCGACGAACACAACGCCAGCCTGCCAGCACAGCTGAGTGCTGACAACATTAAGGCGCTGCTGGAAGAGTACAACGCCACCCTGCCCGCGCCGGTGCCGATGGGCGGCAGCCTGGAGGAAACAGCGCAGAGCTATATGACGCTGCCAGCTGAATTCCAGCGCATTGAGGCTGACCAGAAAAAGACTGCTGCCGCGATGAAAGCCTGCATCAAAGAGTACAACGCCACCCTGCCCGCACCGGTGAAAACCAGCGGTAGCCGTGATGTGCTCCTCGAGCAGCTGGCGATCATCAACCCTGACTTGGTGGCACAGGAAGCGCAAAAACCTGCACCGCTGAAAGTGTCCGGCACCAAAGCGGAGATGATCCAGGCGGTGAAGTCCGTTAAGCCGGATGCGGTATTTGCTGACGAACTGCTGGATGCGTGGCGCGAGAACCCGGGCGACAAGATTCTGGTGACCCACCAGCAGATGGAAACGGCGCTGGCCATTCAGAAAGCGCTGCACGAACACCCGACCGCCGGAAAATTGCTTCTGCACCCTGATCGCGCTGTCGAGACGAGCTATTTCGGTATCGACGAAGAGACCGGGCTGGAAATCCGCGTACGCCCGGATCTCGAAATCGACATCGACGGCGTTCGCGTCGGGGCCGACCTGAAAACCATCAGCATGTGGAACGTGAAGCAGTCCGGCCTGCGCGCCCGCCTGCACCGCGAAATCATCGACCGCGATTATCACCTCAGTGCGGCCATGTACATGCAGACCGCTGCCCTGGACCAGTTCTTCTGGATTTTCGTCAACAAAGACGAGGGCTACCACTGGATCGCCATCGTTGAGGCCAGCGAAGAGCTGATTGAGCTGGGCATGCTCGAGTATCGCCAGGCGATGAACCGCATCGCTAACGCGTTCGACACTGGCGTCTGGCCAGCGCCGATCACCGAAGACTACACCGACGAACTGAACGACTTCGACCTGCGCCGCCTTGAAGCGCTGCGTACTCAGGCATAAGGGGAAATGAACATGTCTACCGCAATTTCTACAAACGAAAACAAGACGCAACTGATCGACAACATCTCCATTTTAACTAACGGGGAGCTCTTCGAGCGCCTGCGCACTCTCTCGGTAGTAATGGCTAACAGTGGCGCGTTCGTGCCTGACCACTTTCGCGGCAAGCCGGATGCCTGCATGGCAGTAGTGATGCAAGCAGCCCGATGGGGTATGGATCCTTTCGCCGTAGCGCAAAAGACTCACATTATTAGCGGGTCGTTAGGTTATGAGGCGCAGTTGATTAACGCGGTGATCACCAAAATGTCACCCACTAAAGACCGCCTCCATTACGACTGGTTTGGGAGCTGGGAAAACATCGTTGGACGCTTTGTTAAAAAAACCAGCAGCAAAGGCAATGAATACCTCGCGCCAGGCTGGGATTTAAAGGGTGAGGCCGGTGTAGGAGTGCGGG